TACTTCTGGTTGACACGCTTACCTTGTTCAAATAGGTATCGGTATGGATTTCCTTCGGAATTATACCAAAGTTCCAACTGTGTCTCGATATCCTTGTAACATTCTGGTGAAACCTCTGCCGGATTTTCTGCTGAATAACGTGTCATAATAAATACCCTCTAGATGAGAAAATAGTATGTAGCACATTCATCGAAGCAATACAGCGATGTGTCAATTTTCTTCTTGTGCTTTGTTGTTACCGACAGAATACCCTGTTCCTCCTCATCCGTCAAGACATAATCTTTGTTCGGATCAATCATCCCATCGTATTGTCTGAACTCTTGGGCCAGGAGTTCCGCTACGGCGTCCCCGCGACTTTTCGTGTTGCCTGAAGCTTCCCTGATTGAAGCGATCTGGCTGTCTGTGATGCAAATGAATTCGTGTGCATTCTTCCGGAGGGAAATTTCTTCCCGGTTTCGACCATAATCAAACTGGCTGGTTGTGTCCATAAGGAACTCGTCGGTATGAACCCGTTGGTTGCTCGGAAGGTGTTGGGCGAAAAGTTTATCGGTCATAAGGTTTCCTCCAATCAGGTTATTCTTCAAAGTATTTAGCAAACAGTGTTTCGAATGTAGACTTATCACACGTTACCATCCGAACCTTGTCAAGTGCTTCTTCGTTATGGAACATGATAATTTGCTCAATCATGCTAGTCTCAATTGAACTAATTGTCAAGCATACGTTGAGTGGATTGGATGATGTCTTGAGTTGTTCCAGTGTATCAACATATAGTTCGTTCTTGAGCTGATCGTTCACATGATAGCTGATTGGTTCATCCTCTGCAAGTACTACAAGGAATGAATAGTGATCATCAAAGCGTACTGTCGTGGTTTGTGATGTCATTGATGAACCTCCTTTGAAGAATAGTTGCCAATTTGTTCCATGAGATTTCTTGCAGATTTTGATAAGTTTTCATTATCAGTAACTGCTTGGAGTTGCATGGCCAAAGGTGCACATTGAGCAATATATGCTAATTCATTTAGAAATTCTACTTGTTGTTGATCGTCCATCAACCAAATAGCTTTGGCTAAAGTTTCTGGCGAAACTTCCACGTTGTTTTTAACTTCAACTGAAATTTCAACTTTAGAAGTTGTATTGTTACGGATAGCATCGTGAATCATTTCAAAGATTCTCCAGTATGTACATTGCAAGTTTCTTTGCTTCCAGCATATCTTCTTCAAACATTTCTTGTCTCCTAATAAATAAATTCAGCATCATCTTTTAGAACAGTTTCCCGATATTTCTTTGGGATGTCCCCACCACACCAGAGGTTATTGGTTTCCCATTCTTTAGAACCATCCAACTTCCTGATCTTAAAAGTTTGTCCAGCACAACCCAAGAATTCACCACTGATGTCCGTCTTTTTACCACCGTCTGTCCAAAGAACCCCATTAACAATAATTGATTTGCCAGGGTTTGTCAAAAGCTTTTCACAACGTTCTCCCCAAAGATTGCAACCAAAACATAATTGGCTCTCTTTTAATTTTTCTTTCGTGCTGGGATCATATGTTGCGAATTCAATTACACCACAGTCTTTACAAAAATGATGGTAATGACCCTGCTCAATCAGATACTCAGTCCGTTTCATATTAATTTCTTGGTGATGTACGGAACGGTACAACTCTGTTGCATGTTGCCGATCATCTGTTATTTCCATCTCTTTTTTGGAATCTTCAATCCACTTGTGAAGCACTGCCAATGAATCCATTTCACACCTCCTGTCTGAATGTTCCTACAGCGTAATCCATCCCACACATCCTGTCAAGCATCTTTTCCTAAACCGTCCACAAAAACCCCTCCTACCTAAAGTAATGCAAATTTGTATAATTTAGAGCCTCGCAAACCCTACCCTGTACCTATGCCCTACCCCACCCCTGTTCGTCCAATTCGTATACAAAATTCCCTTTAATTCTACCAAATCGAACGATGTTTGGATGACATCTCTGGTCACACTTGTTCTGTGAGGCATTGGACACGAAACATTGGATTAGGTTCTTGCAAGAATCTTCCAGGCAAGAATATCCAATCCAATATATCCTAACAAGAACATATCTTTACTTAAGTAATTATATAATAAATATATTAATCCAGTTAAGAATATTCTTGACTGAATATCTAACCTATATTTCTGTCTGGATTATCCAGTCAAGATATTATTGTCTAATATATCTAGTTAAATATATTTGAAAAAGGGTATCACACAGGAATCCCTCTTGTCAAGCAAATATTTCATTTTCTTGTGTGGTGCTTACCGGAAGGCGTATCTGAAAGAATTTTCTGGATAGGGCTTGACATATCGTGTGTGGTGGTCTAATCTTGTCGGTGTAACGTGTTCTTCGTCATCAACACAGGAGATTTAACAAATGAAACTATCCGATTACTCTTTACTGGTAAAACCTTACATACAACGATCTCTCCTGGCGATACAACAGGATGGTGAGGTACTAGGTTATAACCATAAAATCTATACATCCGAAACAGATTTCCTTGACGATTCGATTGTGAGTATCGTAGGATATATTCTGTCTGGGACAATCGAGAAAGACATTGACTTGTCCGAATGTTTCAGGCAGTGTGGTGTAATTGATGGGTACTTGGCCAACACGGATATTTTGAGCAAGGTTGTTAAGGATCGTTCACCATTAGGGTTTTTACGGAGATAACACATGAAAACATACTGTGTAACACTTGAGGTTAAGAAAGCATACCAGAGCAACGTCGAAGCAGACTCGTTGGTTGAAGCTTACGCAAAGGCTCTGGATGATTGGCAGGAGGAACTGTCCGAGGAGGACTTGGACCATCTGGATATCCAAGCGGAAGAAGTTCTTGATGATGAGTGGGATTGGATGTATGCTGGGAATATTGGACGGGAGGAGATTTGAATATGAAAGACTTCGAGGTTTGTCCTGTAGGTACAATGGATTTGGTACTTCAACTAAACGAAGAAAAGAATGAACTTTACGACATGCTTCTGTACATTCTTGCAGAGATGGATTACAATCCAATTCTTGAAGCAGATATTCAGGATGTGTTGTCAAAAGTAAACAAGGAGAACTAATATGTGTAGCCAAATCAAAGTTGATTCAGACAAGACCGTATACGACATTAATGGTGAGAAGATTGGTACGATTAAGATCGATATCTTCGGTGGAGAATGTCTTGAAGTAGAATCACCAAAGGATATGTACCCGGCAGAATTCTTGGCACTGGTTAAGTATTTTGTTCAGGAATATTGGACTGATCCTGATTGGAAGTATTTTAGGGATGAAGTGCGGGACGAACTTTTTATGGTATTGCAAGAGGAAGGATAATATGACATCACCATATAATTTTGACAGCTCTGACGATTACTACGATTCACTCCTAGAACCCTGGAAACTGAAGCTTCTAGAAGACATGGAGAACGGAGATATTGATCCAGAGATTTATGAGAATATTATCTGGGACAGGTTCGATGAGATTTGTGACTACATTGATGAGAAATATTACGACGTGTTGGTAAGTATTTATAAAGAAATGTATGAATTGACACAGGAGATTTGATCTCCGACCAAAACAGGAGCCTTAACGTATGGACGAGAACAATATCATTATTGCAATCATTTTAGGGGTGTTTTTATTCGGTGGTGATCCAGACGTAACCGATGCCCTTATTCACTTCTTAATGAGTTTTTAACAGGAGAAAACCGCATGAACAATACACTACCGGACGAATGGCATGATATCCCTGAAACACTCCGCATGGAAATCGAGGGGGCTTTTGGGACGTATTTCATCGAGAGTCTTGCTGAGATGTACTTACGAGGTGTTTATGAGGAAGACACTATTTCGCTTGATGAAGTCGATCACGAAACATTCAAATTCATTGAAGAATATTACCAATCACGACAAATGGATGAATTCTGATAAACTATACACTCAGGCTATACTCTCTGGAAGGAACATTCTACTAGGGGTAAGCATCAACCTAATGCTTCTGTCTCAAACGGATAACACTCAGGCTTTATATTTTGGCACAGAAGCAATGTTTGGAACATATAGTGGAGGATTATTTATTATGAGCGACAAGAAAACTTGGATTGATCGGGTTAATGCGATTCCGCAGGAAGAAGAGAACCAGACGAAATTCTTTGATCCAAAGGATATGCATCCTTCTGGAGAGTGTGTTAGTATGATCCAAGAATTCGAAGGGTTCAGGTCAAAGGCGTACCAGGATAGCGTAGGCGTGTGGACTATTGGTTTTGGGACAACTCGTGGAGTTAAACCTGGGCAGACCATTACACGAGAAGAAGCTGAGAAAAGGATGCTAGAGGAGCTTGACAGGTACTATTCTTCTGCTGTACGATCTAGGGTAAGAGTTCCATTGACACAGGAAATGTTTGATGCGTTAAGCTGTTTTGTCTACAACGTAGGCGAGCCTCAGTTTGCAAACAGTACAATGCTGGGTAAGCTTAACCAGGGGGATTATGAAGGGGCAGAAGAAGAGTTTGAACGGTGGGTATTTGCTGGAGGTCAGAAGTTAGCGGGGCTTGTTCGACGAAGGAATGCTGAACAGGCGTTGTTTAGGGGAGAAGATTGGTCACAGTTTATCGGATAATTGCCGAAGGAGATTAAGATATGGCTAAAGCTATTGGTAAACTATCTGTGGATGTTTCTGCTGAAAATGTCAGACCAGCAGTAATCGAAGCGATTGACTTTACAATTTCTGACTTGGAGCGGTGGCACTACATTATGTATCGAGAGAAATATTATATTGAAGCTTCGATACTAGAAGAAGAGTATTTGAAACCACTCAGAGAATCAAAGGAGAATGTATGAAATTCACAAAGGGTGATATAATGTCACTAGATGAAACACTGTCCCCAATCATTCTGGCTGGACTGAGGAAATTTAAGGAAGAACTGGTTAAATCAAAATACGGAAGTTATCCGGCAGAGATGTTTGATCTGGTTGGGGTAGAAGGGTATAATCCGACGAACGAGGAAGATGAAGCCTGTTGGAATAAATGGCTTGGAATTTTGGATAGGATGATCTATGCGTTTGATCCGACTGAAGAGCCAAATATGGATGAGTATGGGTTCGAGTTTGTATGGCAGGAAGAACCGTCTGAGAATGGGAGCAGTCTAGTAAGTATTGACGTGGACAATCAGGAAGAGTATAATCGGTACAGGGAGGATGAGGAGGACTGGGTGGAGAAGTGTCGTGAGGGGAGGTTGCTTCTGGCTGAGTATTTTCATAGCCTTTGGATTTAATTGAATACTGTATAAGGAGATAATCGTGGCTAAACGGAATAAGCAGACTGTTATCCAAGAACGTTGGGAGAAGAAAATGGCGAAAGGAAAAGAAGTAAAAGGTGATTATGAACTCCAACCATCAGTCCTTGCGAGGAATGACCGGCAGAAAGAATTCCTGAAAAACCTCAACACAAAAGACGTTTGCGTATTCAATGCTCCGGCAGGTTGTGGTAAGACCTACTTGACCATGTGTGAAACAACAGACTGGCTAAAGAAAGGTTACTTTGATAAAATGGTTATCGCCAGGCCGAACGTTGTGATGGGACGTACACTCGGCGCACTAAAAGGCGATATGTTCCAGAAATACGAACCGCTTCTTATGCCGATGGTTGAGGCTATTAAAGATCGTTATGGGGCTGGATTCTATGAATCGAGCATCCGGAATGGTACTATCGAACTGGCACCGCTTGAATATATCCGGGGGCGGAACTTCAATTACATTACCGTTATTGATGAGGCACAACTGACAACACCAGATGAGATGTACACCATCTTGACACGAATGGCAGACAATGGTAAACTCATCCTACTTGGCGATCCGACACAAAAGGATCAGAAGGGTTTGGATGGGATTACTTGGCTGGTTGAGTTCCTGAAGCGACACGATCTTACACATATCATGGGTTACGTCGAAGCGACTTCGGACGATATTGAACGGGGTGGTGTTTGTAAGGCGGTTGTCAAAGCGAAAGAATGGGACAGGATTAATGGAGAGGGTTAGACTTGAGACAGGAAGGGGAATTCATAAAACACGTAGGATGCCCTAGATGTAATTCACGGGATTCACTTGCTCTGTATAAGAAAGTTGACGCAGAGGGTAATGAATACATGGATTCCTATTGCTGGTCTAATTGCGGATACATTGGGCCAAAGGAACTCGGGTATGATGTCAAAACAGAATGGTTTACGGAGGATCAAGAATACATGAGCGAAGACGTTCAAGAAGAGATTAACGAGATTCTAAAACTACCAACGGATGCTGGTTGGAAGGAACGGAGGATTAAGAAACAAGTCTGTGACTTCTACGGTGTCCGGACAGAAAAAGACGAAGATGAGAATGTAGTTGCTAGGTATTACCCTGTGACCGAAAACGGTGAGCTGGTGGGGTTTAAACGGCGAGGCGTACCAAAGGAATTCTCAGTAGTAGGTCGCTGTAAGGCTACCTCGGAAATGTTCGGGCAGGACTTGTTCGAGAAGGGAGGTAAGTTCTGTGTCATTACAGGCGGAGAAGAGGATGCACTGGCCGTATACCAGACTCTCTACGATCAATCTGGTGGTAAATATTTAACAGCCGTCGTGTCCCCAGTAACTGGCGAAGGCTCGGTTGCAAAGCAGATTAAATCGAATTTCGAATGGGTCTCTAGTTTCGAGAACGTGATCTTGATGCTGGATAATGATTCTGCTGGAGATGCTGCTACAAAGGAAGCACTGAAGGTGCTGAAGCCGTCTCAAGCAAGAGTGGCTAAATTACACTATAAAGACCCGTGCGAATATCTAGTACGGAACAAAACGAATGAACTAACACAAGCATTCTGGAAAGCTGAGAAGCACAGTCCAGCAGGTATCGTTGGGTCAACACAGACTTGGGATGCGCTGGTACAAAGGGCTAAGTGGGAGAAAATCCCCCTACCGGCTTTTGCTGAGCAACTTCAGGACATGCTTAATGGCGGTATAGCATTGGGTGAGATCACTACCATTGCAGCGGCATCGTCTATTGGCAAGACAACTGTGGTCAATGAATTCCTCTATCACTTTGTATTTAACAGTCCATATAAGGTTGGAATCATTAGCCTGGAAAGTGATCTAGGTGAATTGACAGAGAACCTAATGAGCTTGCATTTGAACAAGAAACTTGCTAACATGGACGATGAGGAGAAGATTTTCTACTATGAGACAGACGAAGCACGACAAGCACACAGGAACCTGACTACTCTAGAAGATGGTTCGGACAGGTACATGATCCTAGACCACCAAGGATCGGTTGTGGATGGCGATCTTCAGCGGAAGATTGAATACCTTGTTAAAGGTTGCGGCTGCAAGGTTATTGTCCTCGATCCTCTGACGCTCGCTCTTTCCGGGGAACGGAACGAAGGTATGGACCAATTCATGTCCTGGCTTCTTCGGTTCGTTAAACGTGAACAGATTTCTCATATTAATGTAGTCCATGTCCGTAAGAGCGGGTCTGGGGCCAAGGCTAATAGTGCAGGGGCCGAAATTGCAGAGGAAGATATTAAGGGCAGCGGTAGCCTTTTTCAAGTAAGCATGAATAACATCCTGCTTATGCGAGACAAGACTAGCGACGATCCTTATGTACGGAATACCACCAAGGCA